CAAGACCAGCACTTTCGGTTGGAAGTTGTTGTCCGCCCGCAGTCCATCCTCTAGCCCAACCACTTTGACTTACAACTTCACTTGATTGAAGTTCTCTAGAAAGTTCTGTTGAACTTACATCAACAGAACTCCACTCTTCTTCCCATGAGCCCCAATCAATTGGAGCAAATCCTGTATTTGGATCCACCGAGAATGCATCCATGAAGGACTGATATCCACCTTCAAGAACCAAATTGTTGACATCAAGTCTCTTTTCTTCCAACCAAACATCACTTGTTGGATTAAGTTGAGCTGCACCAACCCAGTTAATTACAGCAAATGGGTTAACATTTTCTGTTCTGGTAGCAAACTGTTGTGTAATAAAAGCAGAATCTGAATAGTTAAGAGTAACAACATCTCCAGTTCTTCTTAGATCATTAGATTGAAGATCACTGACTTGAGTTAAGTCAGCATTTGGATTTGCTGTAGTACCAATTCCAATAATTTGTTCAGAACCTAAGATGAGGTCAACACCATGAGTGTAGTGAGTCGGTCTCAGTTCACCCTTCGCTTTATCAATAGATGATCTGAAGTTTGGATGTGTGATGGAATGTGATCCATGACCTCTGAAATTATCAACAAAGAATCCAGACTTAAATCTGTCAAGACCAGTAACAGCATCTTTAATATTGAAATTAGCCGTGTCTGTTTCCAACAGGGAAAGTTGTGTGTAGAATTCAATGTTCTTGATTCTAGACTCAAGTCTAGAGATATCAAACATTGTGTATCTCTTGTGTTTGGCAAGAACTACCGTGCTTTCTTTAGTTGCATTATGTAAGTATGCCTTGTTGTAAACGGTTGCAACTGTAAATGATCCAGATGGTTCTTGTGGTGGAACTGGATTATCAGATGCAGCTCCTTTTTTCAGTTCAAAGAACCCGTCTTTTGATAAAAAGATTTTATCAATTCTTGGCAAATAGTATGAATATCCCAACGTCGTAGTTTCATCACCCACCAAGATATGTGGTACATATCCACCAGAAGCACTAAAGTCTCTATAGTCATACTCAAATGGCGAATCTGTATCACTTGAAAGATTATAGTTTTTGACTCTAGGTCTTATGTCAATATAATCTACGATTGGTTCTCCCTTAAAGAGAGTTTGATCAAAGTCATAAGTATCTGGAGAATAGCTGTTTACAGTTGCAAGGTCTCCATTAGATCCAGAGTCAACTACATAATGATCAAATACGATTGCAATTCTCTTTTTAGGTTCAACTACATTGTCGGATCTTATAATTCTAGCATAATCGTAAAACTCCGATCTTTGACCATTATCGAAGGTAAAGTTAGTAACAATATTTTTATCACCAACGATTACAGCCGATACTTCTCCCGTTATACCAGAAGATTGGAATACAACTGGTTCTCCAACAACGAATCTCAGTTCGTTTTTATATACCAAATCAACGTTTGAAGATGATGACGTTACAACTCTTGCAACAGCACCACTGTTAGATCCAATGACCAATTCACCTTGCATGGTGTTGGTTAAATCGGAAGATCTATTGACAAGGGTAATGTTTGGTAAGATTGGATCTGCGGTTGTGCTGGACTCAAACACAGCATGAACACGAAGTCCATCTGGTACATTCAAACAAATTTCTTTGTCTTGTACTCTAGTTCCATAGACTGTATTATATGTCAAACCATCATTAAAGTTAGTTGAAGCTGCACCAGAATATTCATACTTAGATCTAGATACAATTAACTTAGAGCACTTGGAAAGACTCTTAGTCTGGGATGTAAGGTTAATCTTTTTAAGTGTTGAAACTAATATAGCATTAGTGTCACTAGACTTGCTAAGATCCAAGAGTGTTACAGTTTTGAAAGTATCGTTGAAGATTACTTTCTTTGCAGTTAATGGTTCAACTGTTCCATCAGAATAAACCAGATTGTATCTTTCCTCATCAAATGGTTGGAAGAATTGATCAGCATTTCCAATAGTTACAGTTCCTCTGGAACTAGAGATATTCAGTGTAAACTGTCTTCTAATTTGAATTTCTGATGAATCAAGATCAACATTTGAAATGTAAGAATTTGGGAGTCTTGTTGCAAGAGTTGATCTATTGCCATTTACAAGATTTGGTCTAATAAGTGTAAAGTCACTTGTCTGAATTTCACTTGTTGTAAGACCACCATCACAAACACCACTGACACTAGCCCCAAGAGACACCAGAGTAAGAGTAGATCCATCTGCAGAAACAGCACCAACTCTGTTAAAAGTTGGATCCGAGAATCCAGTTCTGTTATATGTGATAATATCTCCCGTCTTAATACCAACTGAGAATCTATTTCCAGGAGCCGTTACAATTCCAGCAGAACCTACTGTAAAATTAGTTCCAGATGGCGCAAGGGAGAATCTCCTTGAAAGAACAGTATCAGCATTAAAAGTGTTAATACCTACAGTCTGATAGATTGACTTTACATCATCGAAAGAATATTCCCTTACAGAAGTTACAACTCTTGTATCTTCAATACCATTGATAATGATTGGTTCATCGGTAATGAATTGACCATTAGTTGAGGTCAGAGTCAGACTTTGTGATCCAGAGACATCACTCTTTAAAAATCCTCTGGCTCCACTCCTAGCTCCTTCAATAAAAGCAGGTGTTGTTTGTGTTAAATCTGCACTTACAGTCAGCTCTGTAAATGTTTGTATATCATAAAGGAATACATCATATTTGGATGCATCATCAGAATATGCGGCTGCTTCTAACTTATAATCATAAACTTTCGCATTACCAATTTCAATACCAGAAGCGGAGGATCCAGTTGTTCCTACTCTCTGACTTCTAAGACTTACTACAGCTGTCGTTCCAAATCCAACAACAGGAGAACCATAAGCATTATTAATTTTTACATAATTGACACCATCAAAAGAGAATGATGTCGCAGAAACTGTCTTTGTATCTCTGGGTTTTTCTACATCAATGTAACTGGTGTTTAGTTTCTCAATGTCGAAGCCTCTGACATATGCCTTTCCAGGAGAAACTTGATAAAGCATCAAGTCAGAACTTGGTGTCCCTCCTTGAGCAGTTTTTTGATTTGGTAAATATATACCACCATTTCCTTGTCTATTGTTCAAAGACTCTTTTACAGAGACTTGGAATGGTTTTACATAGTAATCCCCACTTTCATCATAAGTTCTTCTAGCTAACTCATCGCGGATGAGATTATAATCAGTTTTCTTAACAAATTTTTGTAAGTCGCCATTTTCAAGCCTCATTAATTCAACGAAATTCTCATCGTTGAATTCATCTAAATTTTTCTTAATTAATGTGGTCGTAATTTGGAATCTGTCTGCACCAGGAGCAGAGAAATTAGAGAATCCTCTCGCATTATCAAACAGACTTGAATCGTCATAAGACGTGATTACGTTCTCACTCACCAACAATCCAACTCTGTAACTTGGAGTTGCATCATACTGGTCAAGAATTACTGTTTGAGAAGTAACTCTTACAAAGAATCCACGAATAAAATATACACCATCTTGAATTGATGCTGCACAACCAGTAGAGGTTGCATTTGATGGAACACAAGATGCAAATGGATTATTTGCAGTGATTCTGGACAATCCATATTCAATGTCAGAATTACAAATCAAATTCTCCCCATCTTGGAAAGTATTTGTTTGGAAATCTTGTCCAGATTTTGAATATTTTACATATAACGTATTATTTCCTCTATCCGACTGAGACGATAGTACATAATTGACTACCGTAGCTTCTACCCCAGAGGAAGAACCTCTAATTACCTTTCCTACAAGTTGATCAATATATTCCGACAGTGGCACACCAAGAAAGGTGTCATTCAATTCTACAGCATAATACAGTGGGTCATATGCAATTTGGCCAGGAATGACCATTGCACCTTCTTTAAAGAAGTGTTGACCAAATCTTTCAATTTGATTTTGTAAAATTGATTGGAGTGTTGTTAACTCTCTAGCTTGTACTGGGCTTGCAGGCTTAAAAAGAACTCTATTAAAGTTCTTTTCTTCATTGAAGTCATCATAATAAGGAGAAACATTGAGGTTGGTTTCTTGGGGCATTTTCTTAGAACTCTAATACAATTTTGATGTCTTCTTTCTGGCTGGCGCTGCGCTGAATCGCTGCCCTGTTATCTATGTATAAGATTTCACCAGAATATTTCTGGACCTCTGGTTGAGCTACACCACCAATAAAACTCTGTCCTAATTGAACAGAGGCTTGACCAACTGTTGTAGCCGTACCTGGGTTTGATGCACTACCAAAACTAGTTTCAATACCTAAAGCAGATCCAACGGTTTGACCACTAATGACATATGTGCCACCCGCACCAATTTGATCTGTAAAATCAACCATTCTAAATCCATAGGCGGTTGAGCCAAGTCCAACTGGATTATATAACTTCAAAACGCCAGTTGAAGAATCCCAGTTAGCAACATAACCAACGGCAGTGGATCCAATACCGATGGTCTGATAGACTGGGGTATCAACCGCATAAGTAGTATCTGAAATATCTCCACCAGTAAGAGATCTTAACTTTAATCCATAAAGAGCACTAGCCCTAGACTGATTCAATACACTACCAGATGGTGTAAGTGGGTTTTTAACAACACCTATTCTAGCAAAATCGTTTCCAGTAATAAAGTCTGGGTTGCTACTGTCATTTTCATATCTAGAATAAAGAAGAACTCTAAAAGCACCAAGCTCTTTGTAAACGTCGTACCCATGACCGCCTGGAGGAGGTGTAATAACCTCAAACTCAGCCACCGATGTAGTACCCACACCAACAGCAGATAATCCCGAAATTGGACCACCAGTCTCGGCACCAGGAGCACCAGGATAGAACTGAATTGTTCCCCTGGTATATCCAGAACCACCATTAGTCACAAGTACGTTTGATACTTTTCCCTGAGCATCAACCGTCACACTAGCTTTTCCACCAGTGCCATCACCAAGGATAGGAATGTTATTGAAGGTGGTACTGATTGGTTGATATCCACCACCAGCATTTACTACAAGAGCAGTTTCAAGTTTTCCAGATACTGCATTATTTTTTACATCCGCAGTATCTCCAGATCCCCAATTAGAAGGAACTGGAATAAAATCAATGGAATCAAATTTTACGATATCTGCAGGAGTAATCGTATAAAGATATTTCCAAATATAACCATCACCACTAGATCCTGCAGATCTTGGCTCAAGGTCAGTAAATGTCGGTTCATCCAGAGACTGTTTTCCTAGTGGATTCTCTGGGTTTTGTCCGTTATTAATACAGACATAAACTTTGAACTGACTATTGACAACATAAAACTTTGCATCATATAGATTAGTCGATGATGTCTGCGGACTCAGATTGTCTCTGGTGTAGTTATTCTTGTACATCTCATAGACAGTTCCAGCTGCCCATGTGTACTTTCTAACCATTCTCTTCACATCACCATCTGCAAGCTTTTTCAAAGCAATCATGGTGTCATAATCATCATTATATTCCCTAAACCCATCTTTAGGGGCTGGAGTATTACTATTCCAGTCGGTAGTACCATATCCAGCTCCCACATCTTGGGAATTGGGTAATCCAATAAAAGTGTAATAGGACTGTGAGGTGTCCGCTACACCAGCGACAAAATTCGCAGCATTTAATATTCTAAATTGATCTGAAATAATCGCAGGCATTTTATTAGACTTTTTGTTTTATTTATGATGTCTGATCAAAGTCACTGTAATTTTCCGCAAGTTGATTTATACGAATAGCAAGTGGAGCAGTCGTAAGTCCCGTATAACCATTTTGATTATTAATGGTAAATGACTGTGGAGAGACCCTATCTCTATTGAAATTGTAGAATCTTCCCCAACTGTAGTATCCAATTCTAGGTGAGAGACTTGTTGTGCCGACTCCTGCTAACGTTTCAACGTTAGAATATACAGTAACGATACCAGAATTTGATGTTACAACTTGATCCGCTTTGTAAACATTATCTATGAATGTTGTTCCAACTCCAATTGCCGTTCCATCGGTGTTAATGGAAGTAAGTCCATTTCCAACAACAGAATCATGAATTACAAAGTAATATCCACTGGTAATTCCACTCTTTGTAATATTACCAAATCCGGCTTGATCTAAGAATGGATCCACATTCAATTCAAACTTGACCATTGGAGTGTCGGTTCCAATACCAGTTGAACTCGTTCCAATTCCAATAACAGTACCAAAATCGCCTTCACAATCAACACTTGTTAAAGTTTCAACGGTGACTGGCTCCAGTGAGATAAGAACTTCAACTGGGAAGTTGGAATCATATCCAAATCCACGTTCAGTGAGATCAATACCAGTAACTGATCCACCAGAGATGATAGCAGTTCCAGTGGCGGAAACAGTTTCAAACTCACTGTACAAAATACTGGAAGAAAGTCCAACAGTAACTAACTTATTGTTACCATATGCAAGACCATTGAAGTCAGTTACTATTCCAGTTGATCTCTTATACCAGTTAGTTGCATTGATAGAATTCATTACATTTCCACTTTGTCCAATTGCAACCCAAACATTGTTTTGATAAGAAACGGAATTCAGTGCAAATGTTCCACCAGAAGAAACAACAGACCATGTAGAACCATTATCGATAGATTTAATAATAGTTCCTGCTGCACCAACTGCAACCCAGGTATTGTCTGCATGATAAACGTCATTAAGATTAGTTGTTACAGAAGTTGTCGTTACTCCACTCCAAGTTTCACCATTAGTAGTTCTGAGAATCTCTCCGTTATTACCAACAGCAATAAATGTACCACTGTGGTGTCCAATACCATTAAGATCCTGTGTAGAATACTTATTGGATAGAATAAATCCTGTACCAATTCCAGAAGGACCATCGATACTGAAAGCAATAGTACCACCAGCTCCAACTGCAATTGCTTTGTTAGATCCATGGACAATATCGTTAAAATTACCAGTAACAGAAACATCTGTAAAGTTATAGATGAATCCATTTAATGTTCTACTATAAATTGTAGAATTTGTGTAAGAACTTCCACGATCAGTACTTACTGCAATAGTGCCGGCAGCACCAACTGCAATAACATTGGTACTTAATCCAGTAACAGCATGGAAAGTTCCAAATCCACTAACTCCACTGTCATACCATGTAACACCATCTGGTGATGAGTTAATACCAGAAGTGCTTCCAACGGCAATGAAAATACCCAAATCTGCAAAATTTACATCTTTATATTCAATATCAGTGTTGGAATTAACTTGTGTCCAAGTTTTTCCGATTTCATCAATTTGTGGAATTGTTGAAGCGAATGAAACTGTTGGAACGGTATCATAACCAGCACCAGGATCAGTTATAGAAGTTGACTGAATTGTACCACCAACAGAAACCGTGGCTGAAGCATCAGCACGATCAACATTATTTTCCTTCAGAAGTCTAACTCCACTTCCAAGAATCGTGTTCTTATCAGATCTATTGTCATATGCACTAAAGAATGGGAATGCATTTTCGACAAATATTTGATTGGAACTAATTCCAACATTTTGAATAATTCTTGTAGATGGTTGAACTTTTGCAATCAGTGAAGATCTGGCTTTTGATAACGCCTGATTGTTTAAAATCAGATCACTTGTTTGTTTCTCCCAAGAAACCATTCTCGTGAAAGCTGCATTCGTATTGATCCCAGTTCCACCATAAAGATTAGTTTGTGCTTTCTTAACCCCTGCAATTTCAGTTACTCTTCTAGAAAGTTGTGTAAGCGTGTTACCCTGTCTTTGAAGAGTTAATTTATCTCCAACTTTAACGGTCAGGAAAGGACTTCCAGAGCTTACATCAGTATTAGATCCTCTATAGAACAGAACTTGAAGTTTACTACCAGTTTTTGGAGCCTCAGTAAATTGAACTTGAGTTCCCCCATTAAAAATGTAATTCTCTCCTGGTTGTTGTAATACATCATTTAAGAATATCAAAAGATTATTTGCAACGTTAATAGAAGTGTCATCAGTGTCGATGTTAATTACTTCAGTCGTTGCTGTGGTTCTCGTGAGAGTGAATGAAGTCTGATCGCCATCAAACTGAGATGAGAAATCATCAAGTGGTAACAATTCTCCGAAACTAAATCCAGAGAATTTGTCATTAACAATTTTATCAACAGTAAATGTGAACGAACTGAATCCAGCCCCAGCGTTTGGATCTGTTGGAATTCCAGCAACAGTCAAGACATCACCGTTGGCATAACCCATTCCAGCATCTGTAATATTGAAATCAATTATACTTCCACCAACACCAACAATGAGTGTTGCTTTAAATCCACTACCTTGACCACCAGTGAAACTCATATTTGAGTATGCTGTTGGAACACCAACGATGATAATTGGTGGTGTCGTCGAAGCATAACCAGTTCCACCACTAACGGTAGTAATACCAGTGACTGTTCCTGCAGAACCAACCGTGGCTTGGAGAACAGCGGTAGAACCAATTCCAAGAGGATTCAATACCTGAATATCAACGGAACTCGAAGATCTATATCCAGATCCACCACCAGTTATCGTTACGGATTCGATTGATCCAGAACCATTGATTACTGCAGTTGCAGCTGCAGGGAGGAAACTCTGATAACCAGATCCAAATCCAACAGTTACATCATCAACAATTCCACCTCTTGGCAAATCATATTCACTAGTTCCACTAAAGAATATTGAACCACCAATTCCAGGTGTTGATCTTTCATCCATAGTATAGTCTACAGATGGTCTCTGGAAAATATTATTGATTAAGATAATACCATTATTAACTACTTCTGCACTTCCACCTTCACCACTCTTTGTGGTAACAATACCAGTAACATCCTGATTATCTTGGAGAAGAGTAAATGTCTTACCAATACCAGTAAATTTGTCGGAAAGATCATCAAATACAAAGTTTGTAGTTGGATCATTTCTACCAAATACACGTCCACTGAAAGTAGATTGAGTTCCGATTCCTGGTTGTAACGTTGTAACGCCGACAATTCCGTATGGTGGATCAATGAAGTGAATTACGTCCTTAACAATGTGGAAATCACCACCTCTCATCGTGACAGCAGCTCCAACTGTGTGAGCCGCAGCAACACTACCAAGAACTCCACGATCAATGGTAAGAACGTTGGTTGATCCAAATCCAACAACCTTAATTCTCAGAAGTTCATTATCAATGTTCAAAAGATCGTCACTGGTGATTGAAGTGATTCCAACAACTTTAATAGTTGTGGATCCAACACCAACTTCTTCATCAAGAGTAACACTAATGTTTTTCTTGTACAGAGGAGATTGAATGATTCCATCAATATCAATAATTACTCTATTATCTGGATTAATCGTATCGAAGGAGTGATTTGTTCCCGTTCCAGTGTTGTCAAAAATAATTGGTTCATTATTTGTAACTGCTGTATTAAGTCCAGCAACAGAGAATCGATTATTATCAACCTTAATTACATAAACTTCAGCTGGTAGGTAATCAGTACTTATTCCACCAAGAACTTTGTTAGTGGTGACAATTTTAATTCTATTGTTACCATAAACACCATTACCAGGATCATATTTAATTCTTTCTCCAGTTTGGAAGTTATGGTTATCTACCCTAATGATTGAAGATCCAGAAGAAACAACCGAAGAGCTGGAACCATCAAATGTCTTATTAAAAAGAACAACATCTCCATTATTACTTGTCAATCGGAAGGACGTTAGACCAACCAAATTGGCACTATTTGTAGTTCCAATTCCAGTAAACTGGCCAGAGATATCATCAATAGTATCAACTTTATTTGATATTACACTAATAAAAGTAGAAATCTTTTTATTCTGTAGGTTTATAAACTTAGAGAATCCATTGTTCAGAGTTTCTTCTGATGCATAATCAAAATCATCTCTAGTGTAGAACGACTTAAAGTTGTCAATGTTCACAGACAAAGTGGTGTCAGTCTGTTCACCAAATACTTTCAGATTTTCACTTCTAGATACTCCAACTGTAGGGGAAGATGAAACAATCAAATCGGAGAAATTCTTATATCCAGTTGGATGAATCAAACTATTTACAGCATCTTTCCATTCAGTTTCCTGAACTTCACTCTTGATGGAATAAGAGAAGTTTTGATAGTAATCATTATCTTCTAATTTTTGGAAGTCATCATTTAATTTACCCGTGTCCTTTTGCCATCCTTTTTGTCTTTCGGCTCTATAATCAGTGTCAAAATACTTGTTGTAATTTTCAATGTTTACAACTACACCTTCTGCACCAGATAAGAAACCTTTGATAGTATCATTCAAACTAATATCACCAGTCAATGATTCCAGTCTTACTGTGTTAGTTACTGGATTATAGCCATTGTTTTTAAGAACATATGCAATACCATTTGCACCATAAGTAACTCTTTCTCCACCAAAGAAAGGTTCTGGTGTTAGTTTTGCACTAAATGTTGGTAAATCATTTTGTTTGATAACTCTACCAGAACTTTGATCTGCATCAAATGTGCCACCAGTTGTTCCAATTCCAGCGATAGAATAAGTTATTTGAGCCGCTGATGGATTTCTTGTAGCGACGGTGAAAAATGCATATCCATAATCATCAGAATTATAACCACCAGTAGAACTTACTGGTTGAGTAATTTCAACACCTTCAACAAATATCTTATCACCAACCGTAAATGGGAAGTCCGAACCATCAGATCTCCAACCATTAGTGGGTTGAGTGATTGTTAGGAAGTTTGTATCACCATTAGATGAAGCAGAAACGATTCCAACACCATTTGTGTTTCTAACAGCAAATATTCTTGGAGGATTTGGTACTTCATTAAATCCTCTTCCAACAACAACAACGTCTACGGAAGAAATAGAAGTGCCATCAAGATTTGCCTTAAGTTGTACCTCAGGTCTTTCAGGAATAAGCAAATCTGGAGGAGTGATGTAGTTTCTACCAGCTGTTATTACACCAACTTGCGAAAGGACAAAGTTATTAGTAACAGTAACAACTGTTGGCGTATCTACTTTTGGTTTTACGGATTTGTCAGATGGATAATCAAACCCAAGTTTTATAATCTCCCTAGCCCCAGGCAATCCAATATCTTCATTATAAAGACGAAGAATTGCATTTTTACCTAAAGAACTCTGTACCGTACTAATTCCAGGATTTCTTACATAGTCAATTCCACCAAAATTGAGTTTAATTTCATTAATACCACCGATAGCAACACGAGAATCGGTTACATATCTAAAACTAGTGATTCCAGACGAAGATGTATATGGTGAAAATTCTGGTTCCAGTCTTGTTTGATACTTAAATTTGGTAGTTGATGTTGTTGTAATACCATGTGTTCCAGAGTATACACTATTACGAATAATAATCTTTGATCCATTTTCAACTGATGTGTCTGGCTGAGCATCTCTCTTTGAAACATCAATTGTGTTCAAATTAATTGGAGTTAACTTGTAATAGAGTGGTGATGGAACATTATTGGATAATTTAAGATTTACTATGGCTCCATCAACTCCAGGAGTACCAGATCTAGTTACTTCTGTACTAATACCAAATCCATCATATCTATTCTCAAAATCCTCATCTTCAAAGAACTCCAGTTTCAAGTCCTGAAGGCTGCCATCAGAAACAGCAAATCCAACAGTTTGTCCTCTAGTAACAGTAACGTGTGGGTTTATTTTTGCAATTTTGTGTACCCCAGATCCAAAACTGGTGATACCAATAAACTCTCCACCAAATCTGGTAGAGTCGATATAGTTTGGTGATAATCTAAACTTGTTATCATCGAGTTTTTGAATAAAATACTCACCCTTATTGGTTAATGGGGTTATTGGATCTGACGATGTGTATAAAATCTTATCACCACTCAAATAATTGTGATTTGAAATGGTAATTGTAGAAAGTGATGTTCCAACACCAACGGCAGAAGGGCTAAAATAGGATGGATTTAAGATTGTCTTTCTAGCAACAGTATCATACTCAATGGATGTAGAAGTTGTTGTGTCTGGCTCAAGATGGACAGTTATATTATCACCCGTTTTCAAAGTGTGATCTTCAACGGTTTCAATGGTAACGTCATAACGTTTTACACTTCCAACATACTCCTTATTTGCCGTTGCAAATGAATGTTCAACTCCAGTATTTTCTTGTACTGGTAAGAAATACAAAGAGACAGATGTTGATCCAATGCCAGTTTGTGTCGTAGTAATACCAAGTAAATTATCCCCTTTGTTAACCGCATACAAAGTTTGTCCTTCAATGAGGTTAAATGGATCACTAAGGTTTAAATTATTTGATACTGTTAAAGCTACCCCAGACTGACCTCTACTATAGTAAATCTTGTCACCAGATAGTAATCCATGCTGTGTGATAGAAATGGAATTATCAGATGTAGATCCACTTGGAGGAATCTGGTGAGTATTCAATAAAGTCCCATCAAATGCTTTAACTCTGACAACAACAGTAGTTCCAACTCCAACAACGGATTGTACGGATGTCGTTGTTCCAATACCAATAGAATTCTGTGGATTGAATACTATTTTTCTATTTGGAGTGATTGATAAATCTGTTTTTACTCCTACACTAAAAGTAAATCTACTTTGGTCTACAGTCAAAATTTGACCAGCATCATGAGATGTAACAAGTCCAGCTTGACGACGTACTCTATAATTGTTATTTTCTGCATCGATGAACAGAACTGTCATTCTCTCTGTTCCGATACCAATAATATCATTTACAAAAATATTTGGATTTGATCCAGAATTTGCGAGAGTGATGGTCGTTACAATTCCCGTTGATCCACTTGTTCCAATACCAACATCAATTCTAGATGTCACTGAAGAAACAGAAACAACTCTTGGTCCTTCAATAAATTTAAGATCACCTGTGCCAATTCCACCAACAATGACAAGATCATTATTGCTCAAATTATGTGCCGTAGTTGCGATTCCAGTTACTACTTGATTGTTATACAAGAACGAAATGTTCTCAACTGTAGACTCAACATAAGACACTTCAGATATTCCCTTACCAACCAAAGTCTTGACTTGGGCTGAAGCACCTGTTCCACCAGAATTAAAGTTGTTGAAAATAACTCTATCCAAAACTTTATAGTCCTGACCTGGAACTATTACGGATACTGAGCTAATTCCAGTTTTTATAATTGACTGGACAAAGATTGAAGTTTCATCAGTATTGTTAGTAACCAAATAATCATATTCGGATTTATCAAATCCAAACTTATATGGATACGTGTTTCTTACAATATTACCAGTGTTTAAAAGATCAATTGTTTGAATTGATGCTGGATTTTGATTAAACTCATTAATTCTATTATTAAATCCATTCAACACATATGGGAACAATGGTTCTCTAGTATTAGTAAATGGTGAATCCGAACTATCTACATCTTTGATTGTACAGAAATAAGCATAAATCCCATTTGGAAATTCTGGAGTTTTACAGAATCTGCCATTATATTCATCAAGATCACCATTTGCAGTGTAATCCCAATCATTTACAAAGAACCCAAGTGGATACTGAGCTGTTGGTGGTCTATTACCTTTATTACTAAGTGTGTAACTTGGAGTAAGTCTGCGTACAGTGCCACCCGTTGCTAAGTTATATCCATATGGGCCGTATATTGGGTTGCCATCATATGACCATCCAACAATAGGTGAGTGGAAAACAGTTGTCTTTTCACTGAGATCATCTTCAATATTGTCACCTAACAAGACCCTTAACTTTCTTGATAAGAAAGCGTTGGCATATTTGTTTTCATAATCCGTATTTTGACTTGGTAAAATGATACCATCGTCATTTTCACTGAATGAAGTCTTATATTTCTGAACAAAATCAACTTCCCATTTTTGAACATCCGCTCTCAGTTTGGCTCCATTACCTACAGGTTTAACAGATACTGTGGTTTTTTCTTGAGTATATCCTCTACCAGAATCAACAATAGTTACGCTAGTTAAAGATCCATTTGTAACATTTGCCAAAAGTTTGGCATATTTTCCATCTCCAACCACTTCCAAAGTAGGAGGAGTAGAATATCCACCACCAGCAATTTTTACAAAGGCTTGAGCAATCTTGCCCTCAGCAACTACAAGATCAATTACAGCACCACTTCCATTGGAAATGGTAATAGAGGGTCTTCTATGTACATTAAATGTATCTGTTACACCATATCCAGATCCAACAGATGTTAAATGAACATCAACGATACTTCCTCTACAAATAGGTCTCACTACTGGAGAGGAAATGGAAGTATTTGCAGTTCCAGACACAGCATCGATCACAACTGCAATATCTGGATACTTAAATGTATGAGTTCCGACTCCAATAGATCCAATTTTAATAAATTGATCTTTTTTATACAAATCACTAGTGGAAGTGGTTCCAATACCAGCACTAATTACTTTAAACTTGTCATCATCTACTCTATAAACATAATAATTCTGAGTTGTTGTTAATCCACTTATAGAAGTTTGGCTACTTCTATATTCTACGATATCTCCAGTGTTAAATCCATGAGATTTGAAGAAAATATAGTCGTTCGCTGTGTTAATACCACTTCTAATGTCACTAACAGTGGTATAATCGGATGGTGGATAAACCGCTGATTCAATCTCTACCTTTCTGTTAGAATATCCAGATCCAGGATTGTCTATGACAATTCTATCAAGTACATTTCTCTCAATAGTAGAAGTTAATGTATTTGTTCCTGCTGATTTGCTTGTAAGGTTAATTGCATTGGTTCCTGCAAGTGATTCATCATAAGTGTTCATCAACTGAACTGCAGTATCACTTACTTTATGGATATAATAAAGAGATTTATCTACTAATCCTCCAACAGAAGCATAATCATCTGATTTTTCATATACTACAGATTCTCCATTGTAAAAAAGGTGATTTGAAGAAAATTGAATCCGATTATCGGTCGTGTTTACATCAATATCAGCATTGAAGAACCTTTGATTTCTTGTGGCTCTAAGTCTAGCAGAAGCTGTAGCTCCAGATCCATTTCCTCCAACAATAGAAATTGATGGAACTTTTCTTATATCGTATCCACCAGAAATAATTTCAATATCATTGAAAGATCCATTTTCAACGACAGCGTAAGCCGTGGCCCCAGATCCAACAGAATCTGATATGTTAATATTTGGTGGATTAATTACATCATAGTTAGAACCACCATTTTCAACGTCAATGTTTGCAAGAGTTCCATAATAAATTGCATCTCCAGATCTATTAGAAACGATTTCCACACCGTTTCTAAACATGCCAATATTTTCATTCTTAAGAGGTCTTTCAAACTCTTTAAGTTTTGGAGTTGTTGGAAATTCCCTTACAAAGTTTTGATAGGATAAGTTTTTATTAAAAAGTTCGTTTGGAGTTAACGTATGAGTTGTTCCTGCACCAGAAATACTGATAAACCTCTTCAATGAAGCGTCAAAAGAGCTTTGAGATAGTTTAATTTCAGTATCACTGATTCTTGTAACTGCATAAATTGAACCAGTAGAGAGTCCAGTTACGGCACTACTACCAGCAGATACTGGATTATATCTTACAAGATCTCCACTGTAGAATCCATGATTATTGATAGTGATACTATTATCACTTATGGCATCAGATGTAAAAGATTTTCTTCTATCGGTTGCATAAATTTTGAATGATGGAAGAGAACCAGATGTCACATAAAAATTAGTTTCATCTAAATCTGTGTAAGTATTTTGTACGTTTGCGGCAAAATTTGATACATTGTAAATGTTTGAATTGATTGATGCATAACTAATATTCTTTCTTACCGTATATGACTTGGTTGCATCAAGAGATCCTGATGTTACGGTAATTTTAAATTGTGTTGGATTTATAATTTGATTGACAATTCCATCAACATTTGATGGAATAGCTGAACTAGTATCAATGAGAGTAACTGTGTCTTCAAGATACAATAAATGAGGTGTTGAGGTTGTAATATTCTTATTCAATACATCAATATTTGATGTATTGCTCGCCAAATCTTTGGAGACATCACTTTTTGTTTTGATGTTGTGAATCCAAGAGTTTAATCTATAATTTGTAGAGGAAGATACATTTCCTAAATTTTTGGCTTTAAGAGTATCATTCCTTTCTAAGAATCCAACGTCATCAATTTTGGCTCCACTAGCTACAGAAGTCAATCTGAAGTAAACTGGTTTTGTGGGATCTCCATTTTCATATGCATAGATTGTTTTTGATGATCTTACAAATTCTCCATCCGAATATGAAGAAGTAATTCCACTTACTGCAAAAAACTGTGTTGAAGATCTTCTGGTATAAGTTGCAATTCCTACTGTTTGTCCAGCACCAACGTAAATTGATCCCTTATCTGGGAATCCGAAGGTGGAATCAACAGTAATAACAGTGGCTCCAACAGATACTGGTTCTACAAGGGCAGAAGATCCAGTTACATCAAAATTACCACTTAAAGATTCTCTACTAAGACTGATTAGATAATAAGATTTGTTATTTTTCTGATAGTTTTGAATATTGAAAATTGAGGCACTTATATTCTCAGAGTCCGTTTGGAATAACGTCTGTCCAATTACATTGAGTGGGTTTCCACTGATCAATTCACCTACAAGATCATAGGTTACAATGTAATCAGCGTCAGATGGTGCCAAAAGATATTCGATTGGCTTGATAACTTCAGATCTCTTATTGTATAAAACGTTGAAAAGAATTTTTACAGCTTCGTCGGTTCCTTTGGAAGCATAAAAATCCTTAGCCTGTCTTAAAAAGTTTGCTTTATCTACTTCTGTCGAAAGAGTCCTATCTTCAAATCCAGGCAAAAACTGAGTTTTGGTTTTTTTCCAAAACTCTTGCAAAAAGAGATTACTAAGATTTAAAACTCTTGTTGATGAGGCATGACTATCAGCCTCAGATGAAGAAAATACTAAACTCTCTGGTTGATTTGACTTATGAAGAGATTCTACACCACTAAATCCACGAATACACCCAGTAAACGAGTTTGTTGTAATTCCAGTGTAAGAAATAATCTCATCATCAATTTTTAACAGTCCATATTTTTCAGGCCAACCTTTAGTCGATACAACATTGATCGTATCCGAGTATGAGAGCACTTCACCGACACAGGTCGTAAACCCAATCAGATTATCATTGCCACTAAAAGTTTCTACATTCTGATAATCATTGAAATTAGTGATTAAATCAACTGGACCACCTTGATATTCCTGAGAAATATAGTATTGTTTTAAAAAATCAACAAAAAGTGGATTTTCTTCAGAAATGAAAGAAGGTAGTTGACTTCTAACGATCTGATTGAGTTGTACTTTCTTAGAAGTGGTGTCGATCATTACTGTCTAATATATTTTCCGTTTGAGAAGCTAGAAGTAGAAACAAAGTTAGTACCAGATGTATCAGCACCAGTAGAAATAACGTCTTCTACTGTAGTAACGGTACTATTGGCAACAGAAAGTTGAACATATAGATCTTTCAAACCGATGATATCATTGGACTCAGGTACGGCTTGAACTTCTATCACATTGTTGGCCTTCGATGTGGAAATAATCCTTATTGTATCTATAAGGATTTCACCAACGTCATATTTTACAGTTCCAGCATCAGTAATTACAACCTCTGGTTCACCCGTAGACGTGAGTCTAAAGGCAAATAGACGACCAGTGGTCTCATTAACGTATACATCACCAAAGTATAAAGTTCCACGAATTCCATCAACAGTGAATCCTGTGGATTTAATATTAAATCCTTGTCTTCTGTTGTGGAACTTGTTTCCATAACAAAGTTCGTATTGTGCAAAGTTGTTTGTATCAGCTTGGAGATCTCTTCTAATCAATACCTTGGTAATATTTGATGTGATAGAAGTATCGGTCTCGTCAATAATTCTTTGAACTTTACTGTACTTGAATCTACCACCAAATTTGTTCAAATCAGATGAATTTTGATAAGTAGTGAGAGAATTAGTAACTTTTGATTTTAGATCAGAGACACTAGCTACCATGTTACTGTTATAGTAAACTGTGCTGTCGATTTCAACAAACAGATACTTAAGATCAATCAATTCTGGTCTAATTCCAGCTACAGAATAACTTTTCAGTTTTTGTAAAATTTGTCTCTTGTCAAAGTCAGAGATAAATTGACCACTCTTTGGCTTGATAGAGATAAAAACTTTACCAAACTGCGGAGGATCAGCGTCCTCTCCACCATAAGCAGTCACAGTTTCTGCATTTGAATACACCGTAGGAATAATCGCCTCATAATCATTGGCGGTAACTGCTCTGTACTGCGCAGAATAAACTCTAGGTGCTAAACTTTTAATTGTACTAATATTTTCAATCTCTGCTCCATTTCTGGATGGCTGGTTTGTGATAATATCAGAAATTCCTGTAGTAATTAATCCACCATCATTATCGACCAACTTTCCAGAGAATGAAAAATTATTAACACCATTTCCATTTACACCATCACATACAATGTAAGTGGCGGTTACTACATTGCCAGAAGAGAGTTTTTTACCAAAAACACCATCACCAAAGAGAAGTTCATATTTTTCATCTTGAATTTCTTGAATCAAGAAACTTTCAGTTGTTGTAGTAATTCCGACAATATTGTCAAGTAAACTATAGTTTCTATATGTCGTAGAGCTAGATGTGTCCTTTATTCTGACTCTTAACGTTGAAGTATCAACGTATGGGTTAGGAAGAATGAATCTTTGGTTGGTTTGTGAACTATCGACTAGAAACTCTTTAGTTAAGAAAGTGCCTTGTTTAAGGTCTACGGTAAAAAATGCAATTCCGTCAACGACTGGTGAGGTTACATCTTCGGGAATACAAAAAGTATAGTTGGTGTTTGCTTGATTACCAAGAGCAACAAGTCCGGCTTTAAGTGTAACAGTAGATTTTGTTTGACCAGAACCCAAATCTACAGAAAAACTGATATTTGCAGTTGAGGATCTTCTGGATGAGGGTACATAACCAATATTTCTAGCGAGTGCAACTACATTTTCGCGCAAAGTAGCACTATCAATGAACGCCTCATTGGCGACCATATTGGCATTGTAGTTTGTGATATATGAATTGTACGCCAGAGTGTCAATAAGGATCGATAAGTTCGATCCCTCAAAGTCAAAATCCGTGAAATTTGAGTTAGACCTCAAATATTCACGCAAAGAGGCTTTAATCTGTTCAAAATCGAGGTTTGTATATTGCGTAAAAGCCATTAT